CCGACAGCAACAGATCCTGTACGAGCCGTAGTTACGCTATTAGTTAATGTCAATGCAGATGATGTAACATCATTGATTGTATAACCAAAACGTCCAGCACCGTAAAGACCTTCAGATGGAGCAGTTCCACCAGCTGCGTTAGTACCTTTACCACCAGCATCAGTAATACCAAATACTGAATCACCTTGAGATTGACGACCTTGACCAGTCAAGAAATCGTTACCACCCGCAGTCGATGCGGCAGTTCCTTGAGCAGTACCGTATTTAAAATCTAAATAGAATACTAGTCCGGATGGAAGGTTCATTGGTTGTACGCTAACAAAATCTTTTGCTGCGATTTCAGCAAAGATACGACGTACTAATGGTAAAGCAACACCTGCCCACTGCTCAGCATTAGCTGAAGTTGCAGTAGCATTAGCTTCTGTCACCAATTGACGCGCTTGGTTCTCTAATAGAACCGCCATTCCTCGACGCTCGATCTCATTTCCCATACCTTCTAAAAGGCCTGTGCGTTGCCATTTCTTTTCCAAGGCAATTGCAGCTGAGTTTTGAGTAGATTGAGCTTGATGAGGCAATAAAGAATTCAAGTTCATTTTTTTCTTTCCTTTTTTTGTTTTACTTTAAGTTAGCTAATTTTTTCCAACGTGCAGCTAAATCATTTCCTTCTGACAGGATAGCTTTTTTAGGAGCTGTAGATTTGCTTGGTCGAGATGCATAGCTTTCTTTAACGATAGGTCGTTTTGTTTTTGCCGTTCTTAACGACTCTGAAATTGTTCCGTATACCAATTTAACTTCACGTACTGTTCGAGCACGATCAAAGTTTTCAATTACTTTAACTTTTTGTGATTCAGACAACGGATAATTTCTGAATAATTTGTTTGAGAACAAAAGTTTTGCATTAAGAAGATTAACTTCATTAATTTTTGATTTTAAGAATTTGATAACACGGATAGCTTCAGCCAATTCTTTTTCAGTTTCAGCAGACTCTTCTTCAGCTACAGGCTCTTCATCTTCCATTTCTTCTTCTTCACGTAAAGCGCGAATAACTTCTTCGATAGAAACTTCTTCTTCCTCTTCGCCTTCAGCTACAGGTTCTTCCATTTCCATCTCTTCTTCTTCAGCTACAGGCTCTTCCATTTCCATTTCATCGCCTTCAAGTTCACGAAGGATTTCTTCTAACTCAGCATCCATCTCTTCTTCTTCGGCTACAGGCTCTTCCATTTCCATTTCATCTTCTTCAGCCATGTAATCTTCATCTTCGCCTTCTGCAACTGGTTCTTCCATTTCCATTTCATCGCCTTCTTCAACAGGCATATCCATTTCCATTTCTTCTTCTTCAGTCATTTCTGGCTCTTCCATTTCTTCTTCTTCACGTAATCGTGCAGAAATCATGCTTTGAAGTCGTGGCGTGAACGCCTCTTCTAATGCAATTTTTGCATTTGCTAGTGCTGTTTCTCGTACGGCTTTAGCGTCAGCAATAGCTTCTTTTAATAAATCTCTCATTGATTTTTCTCCTCGTATTTAATTCGGAAGTAAGATTATTTGAAATCTTAATAGGATTGTTTTAAAATATTTGAGTGACTACGTATTGGAACGTAGTATCATGATACAATAATATATATTGCACGAGGAGATTAAACTACCGAATTACAGAAACTTTTTTTAGACTTTTTTTAGAAATTATTTTCGTTATATCTTTTTTGCAGATATACAGCTTTATTAAGCACTTCACGACGACGCACCGAACGTTTTTTATGTTCCTGAAGTTCCTTCACTGTTTCCAATAATCCTGAATCTTTAACTATGCGTTTCCATTTAAGGATTGCACGATTGATATCGCCTTCTGGATGTCTTTTTGTTTTTGGAACTTTAATTCCTAATACTTGTCCTGGAATTACATCATCTAGTCGTTTGTCTACTTTATTACTCATATACTTTTTTTATTAATAACTTCTTTAAATATAATAACTTTATTTCAAAATACCAAATGTTTTATATTAAAATTCGATGAATTCGATATCACGAATTTGTATTTCATATTCTTCACCGTCTTCATCAGTGCCATAAATCAAATCACTTTTTAAATCATGGCGCAATTCTTCCGGGTCAACTGTATAATATTTACCATCTGAAAATATCATCGCATCAGGATCGCTCTTAATAAGATTGTAAAGATCATTTGTAACACGACCTTTAAATGTTACTCTACGTCCTTCGTTTAAGCGTGATAATCTTTTTTTTTTAGTATTTTCTTCTAATGCAGGACCTTTGTCATCTACTCCGGCTGTATAAGCATCTTCTTCTAATGCAGGACCTTCGTCATCTACTCCGGCTGTATATTGGTCATCATCTTCATTTAATGAATTACCTACATTGTAATAACGACCTAGGATAGACCCCATATCATCATACGCTGCTTCCAATCGTTGTTGCAGACCTGACATTTCGCCAGATGTTTTCTCAAACACTTTATATGCTTCTTTCAATTGTTTCATATGACGAGACACAGTAACATTATCAAACCAATGTTCAGATTCTTGAATTGTCAATGCTTCAGCTTTTTCAACAATGGTTTGTACAGTTTTAGTAACTTCTTTCAAACCACGTTTTGCATAAATCATTTCACCTAAACGATGATAATTAGCAACTGCTTCTAAAAATGATTTTTTTTCATCAGTACGCATTTTTGGCTGTTCTTCATTTTCTCCTAAATATTTTTCATTTAAGATATGTTGCATTAACTGTTTTTCCCAAGAGTTCATATTAGAGATTCCTTTTTAACATTTTATGTAAATATTGCAAATTGCGCTGCGCAGATTGAATGTAACGTGCTCCTTGATTTAAAATCTGTTCGAATCGTAAATCACCTGTTTCTTCCTGATACATTTCAATGGATGACATAACGCTTTGCTCTAAATCAAGCAATTCATCAATTACGCGATCAACTTCGGCCATTCCATCTGATATGATATCTTCTGGTGCAGGTATTTCATTAGCTTCCCTAACAATAGTTTCTAACACTTCTGCTTTTGATTGATTCCATTGTCCTTTTTTAACAAATCCATCAACTGAATAATTACCGCGTTGTCCGCCATTCTTTTTTACTATTTTTGCTAATGCATCATTTTCAACATCAACATTATTACGGCCTTTAATATATTTGAATTTATATTCTATTTTCTTTTTTCGGTCAGTTATAATAAATCCGTCATATTGTCTTGTCAGATCGCCTTCGTTCAATAAAGAACGATCATTACTTCGAAGTTTACCTTCAAATAATTGCGCATATTTTCTTTTTAAATCCATGATTATCCTTCGGATGGAATGTTACCAAATAGATCTGGAGTAATACCTGTACCTTTTTTGCCAGGTTTATTGAATGGTCCATACAAGCTAGCATGTGATGCGTCTATCAATGAATTAAATGTCGAGGCATTTGCTGTAGGATTTCCTAACTGAGCATTTGGTAATGGTGAATTGTTTGGGCCTAATACTGTACCAGTACCTTTTTTGCCTGGATTGTTTGGGCCAAAAGCCGATGTTGATGCGATGTCTGCGAGTGCCATATTAAAACTCCCTTATGATATTAGAAATAAGCATGTTAACATTTGCATATTTATCTGCAATTACTTTGTTAACTGATTCATTTACTGGTGATAAAAATGCTCCATGAGTTGATGGATTTGATACAAAGTCAAATGCAATGAGTTCAAAGTCAGGTTGTACTTCGACAGTATTTTCACCTTCGCGCATAACTTCCTTTACCGATCCCATTCCGCGCGACGAAATCCCTAGTTTAATACCTGACTTAAATAATTCTTTAAGGATGTTACCTGCAGGTGTCGATAGTACTTCAACCGTACCAACCAAGTCATTTCCTTGCCATTTCATATCTAACACATTATGTGACACATTGTTCAAATTAACTACAGACGAATCTGGATGATCAAGTTCACCTAATGCTCTACGTTCTTTAATATATGAATCAGAATATTTAGTTGCTTCGCGCATTAATATGTTACGCGGATAGATTCTACCATTCTGATTTTTTGCTTCTGCCCGTTGCAATACACCGTTAACAATTAGACGTCCGCTATTGTTATTTAATGACTCATTTATCTGATGTGATGACACTTCAAATAATGTGTAGTCTACTAATAATTGTTTGCTCATTTTTTTAATCCTTGCATAAATAAACCAGAATTGACGAATGCTCTTTGCTGTTCATAACGTTTTCTTTCGTCTGCATATTTTCTCTTTTGTTCTTGCAAAGGTAAGCTTTGGTTCTCTTTTGCTTTAATAAATTGCTGCCATGTTCTATCTGGTATCATTGTGATAATTCCTTTAGTTTGTTTGCAATACGAGTCATTCGTTCATTTATCTTTGCAAAACGAACTCCGGTCGATTTCCAGAAATGATTTGACTGTACTCCCATTTCTGTCTTCAATCTTAAGTTATTTGCTACAATCTTTTCCATTTCACTTAGCATACGATTAACTTCAGCAATTCCATTATTAACTTTTTGCTGAGGTGTTGATGTAGGATCTTTTTTATAGTCACGATATGATATCGATTCTTTAACAGACTTTACTCCATACATTTCAGCCATCATTTTTTTGAATGCTGATTTTGATTCCATTGGTTTGAAAATTTTATTAGTTTTTGCGACTTTTTTCATTCCGCCTTGGCTCCATGTATCTTCATCAGCATCACCAAATGCATATGGTGTTTGATAACCAGG